TACTGGTACGCAGTTCAGCATCAGCAACACTGCGGTGACTGCTGGTGCATATGGCTCTGCTACTCAGGTTGGAACATTCACAGTCAATGCGCAGGGCCAGTTGACCCTTGCAGGCAACACAACTGTGACCCCTGCGGTGGGTTCTATCACTGGTTTGGGTACTGGTGTTGCAACCGCTCTGGCGGTCAATACGGGAACGGCTGGCGCTTTTGTGGTGAATGGTGGTGCTTTGGGTACACCAAGCAGTGGAACGGTCACAAACCTGACTGGAACGGCTTCAATCAACATTAACGGCACAGTGGGCGCTACAACAGCGAACACTGGCGCATTTACAACTATTTCGGCAACAGGGCAAATTAGTTCTACCTTAACTGGAAGCCCAACGGATGGCGCTGGTCAGGTTTACTTAAATGGTGCAACTAGCAACCGAATTGATTTCAATACAAACGGCACAGGAGCGCCAGCATTTACGACAAGAAGCGCGGGCACTAAACTATTGCTTTATCCTTCACTAAGCGGTAGCGTGGTTGATTACGCTATAGGTATTGCCGCCGCAACAATGTGGTCTAGCGTTCCAGAAAATAATAGTGGATTTAAGTTTAAATGGTATGGGGCTACAACCGAAGTGGCAAGTCTGGATGGTGCAGGCGCATTCACCGCAGTTGGCGGTATCTCAGGAGGAACATTTTAAATGGCACAAACAAATTACACCCCAATCCAACTGTACTACAGCACCACTGCGGCGGCTGTACCTGTTAACACCAACCTTGCAAACGGTGAGTTGGCTATCAACATTACTGACGGTAAGTTGTACTACAAGGATAACGGCGGAACAGTTCGGTTGTTGGCATCAAACGCTACCTCTGCGCCAGTTCTGTCATTTCAGACATCTTTGAGTGGTCTGACCCCAAGCACCGCTACAACAGGTGTAGTGACGCTTGCTGGTACTTTAGGCGTTGCATCAGGCGGTACAGGTCTTACAACGCTTGCAACAGGTTCTTTGCCTTATGGTGCAGGTACAAGTGCATTTAGCGCACTTGCAATTGGTACAGCAGGACAGATTCTGACTGTTAACTCAGGCGCTACCGCTCCACAGTGGTCTACATTGTCTAGCGTGGTTGTGACAACATTCTCTGCTGGTACGACTGGTTTTACACCATCTTCCGCTACATCTGGCGCAGTCACATTGGCTGGCACATTGGCAACAACCAACGGTGGCACAGGCTTAACATCATTCACATCAGGCGGTGTGGTGTTCGCATCTAGTGCTAGTGTGTTGGCTACTGGGTCTAGATTAAAGTTTGATGGGACTACGCTTTCAAACACAATAACTGGCAGTATTGTTACATCAACTGAATTACTGACACTTGACCGAGATAACAGCGGAACTTTTATCAAATTTGTCAGAAATGCTGGTAGTGGAAACACGGGCGGTTTAATTGGTGCAGATAGTGTTGGTACTTATTTTGCAGGGGCAACTACGGCAAATATGCTTTATGTTGATGCAAGCACCAATTCTTTGCAGTTTTATGCGGATAACGCAGAGCGTATGCGCCTCACCGCAACAGGGTTTGGTATTGGTACAAGTTCAGTTAGTTACAAATTGCAAGTGGCAGGGACATCTAATACTGTTGGAATTGGAATTACTGGAACAGCCGCATCTGGTGACAATGGTATTTATTACAATCTTGCATCGGCAATTACAGGGTCATATTTACCTATTACCGCCGCCGTATCCGCTACAACGGGTATTAATACAAGTTTTGCAAACACTAACAATTCTAGCGCAACGGCACACTCAAGACTTAATATTGAAACAACTGGTGCTGGCGGTGGTGACCCTAAAACCACTTACACAATTAGCGGTGTATTGAACTGGTGTACAGGTGTTGATAACTCTGATAGCGATAAATTCAAAATTTCGTATTCAGATTCGCCCGGCACAAACGATATTATCGTAATTGATTCCGCTGGTACATTCAGCATCAAGAATGACTACCAAGAGCAGACATACACTGCAAACAGTTCTACAGCCATTACGCTGAACATCGTAACCAACGGTACTGACCAAGTCATTACGCTGACAGGAACAGCAACAATTACAATGCCAACTGCTACGGCAGGCAAGTCGTTCTTGTTGAAGTTGAAGACTGGTGCAGGTGGTTACACGGTGACATGGTCAACGGTCAAGTGGCCCGGTGGTACTGCCCCCACACTTACAAGCACCGCATCCAGAATGGACATCTTTAGTTTCTTTGCTGATGGCACAAACTGGTATGGCACTACTGTTGGTCAAAACTACACACCATAAGGACTAAACTATGTTTGCGGCAGGAAAAACAGCAGGTGTATCAGCGGGTGGTGGCGTAGACGCTCAGTTCAACTATGTCACTATGCTCTTGCATGGCGACGGGACAAACGGCGCACAGAACAATACATTCTTAGACAGCAGTACAAACAATTACACCATCACCCGCAACGGCAATACAACCCAAGGTTCTTTTGCACCTTATGGTCTTAATTGGGGTAACTACTTTAGCAAATCTGTTGTTAGCCGTTTGCAAACACCTACTGTTAGCGGTTTAACTTTTAGCGGTGATTTTTCTTTTGAAATGTTTATTTTTGGGGAAGATTTAACTTCTGACGCAAATTTACTTACTGTTAGATCAGGTGATACTTATCCAAATAATTTTGGAATATTTTTCCATATAACTGGTAGTAGAGTATTTGAATTCAGAATGTTGCCCGGCTCAACATCGGGTGCCTTACAGTTAACAGGCACTACCGCTGTTCCACTTAACACATGGACGCATCTAGCCGTAACTCGTAGCGGCTCAACAGTCAGTTTATATGTTAATGGTTCAAGGCAGGCTACGGCTACTTATTCAGGTTCTATCTCAGGTATTAGTGGAACGCCATACTATGAAATAGGCCACAGGGTTAGTGAACTTAAATTCCAAGGTTACATTTCTAATGTGAGAGTTGTGATTGGTTCTGCCGTGTATACAGGTGCAAGTTATACAGTTCCGACAGCACCATTGACTGCTGTCAGTGGGACATCTTTGCTGACTTGCCAAAGCAATCGTTTTATTGACAACAGCACAAACAACTACGCCCTTACAAGAACAGGCTCAGTAAGCGTTGAACCCTTCAACCCATTTGGTGCTTCTACCGCCTATTCCACAAGCGTGATTGGTGGGTCAGGGTATTTTGATGGCGGTGGTGATTATTTAACTACAAGTGGTCGTGGTGGATTTGTAAACAACACAACATTTACTGTTGAGTTTTGGACTTATCCAGTTAGTTATGCAAGTAATGTCAATTGGATAAATGGTTCAAACAACAATAATTTTTATATCGAAACTTTTAGTGGAACTTTATATGTTGGTGATGGGTCAACTAATAATATTTCTGCAACACCACCAGCATTAAACGCATGGACTCATGTAGCAGTATCATTTAACGGTACAACATATAGACTTTATTACAATGGGGTACAACAAAATACTTCTACAACTCTACTGAATGGCAGTACATTTACAGGTTTTCGCATTGGTGCAAAATCAGATGCTTCACGACCATTCTATGGTTACATAACCGATACGCGAGTGCTTGTTGGAACTAATTTATATCCAAATGGCACAACATTTACACCGCCAACCGCCCCGCTAACGGCAATTACAAACACAGCGGTGCTTCTTAATTACACCAACGGCGCAATCTTTGACAACGCCATGATGAATGACTTAGAAACTGTGGGCAACGCACAGATTTCTACAAGCGTTTACAAATATGGAACTGGGTCTTTGTACTTTGATGGAAATGGCGACAACCTCAGTGGCCCTGCAAATCCAAATTTGGACATGAACACAGGAAATTGGACAATTGAATGTTGGGTTTATGTATCAAGCCGAACATTAAATTACCCTCTTATTTTTGGAAACAATAATGGCAGTTATTCTGCTGGCGCACTTGCAATAACAAACAGTAACGCTGATTCGGCATCATATAACGATAAATTTTTTCTTGCCTTTTACGATGTAGGTACTTTTGTTGCATCTGGCCCAACCAACTCATTAAACACTTGGTATCATTTGGCTGTAGTAAGAAATGGAACCAACATATCAATGTATCGAAATGGTTCATCTGTTATATCAACAACAATTTCAGCGGGTATTACTTTTAATTGGGGCAAGTTAGGTAGCCGTGTTGGTGGTGGTAATTGGGACGGCGCACAGTCTTATTTCAACGGCTACATAGACGACCTACGCGTTACCAAAGGTTATGCCCGATACACCGCAGACTTTACGCCGCCAACTTCGGCATTCCCCAACACTGGCCCCGTTTAAGGAAACATCATGCAAATTGCAATTTTGACAACACCCATTACAGTTGGCGACTATCGTGAACTGTTTTCCAACACATCGTTTGGCTCAAATGGCCCCTCTGATGAATTCTTGACTGCCAACAACGCAAAGAAGGTCACGCTGTTTAAAGCCCACGACCGACTGACGCAAAAGTTGGTTTCATGCGCACCATACGACGACGGTGAGTTTGTTTCTATGGCTCAAGTTGAGTCATTGACCGCTGATGAAATTCAATCCGCTAAAGACAGCGCGATGGCTCAGATTCGCTATACGCGCAACCAATTGCTGAAAGATTGTGATTGGACGCAGATTGCTGATTGCACAGCAGACAAGACCGCATGGGCAATATATCGTCAGGCTTTGCGTGATTTGCCAGCAACCATCACAGAGCCAAGAACATTTGCTGATTGGCCTCACAGCCCTGACTATGTCCCAATCAATCCACTTTAAGGGAATAACATGACTACGACTACAACTTGGACAGTTACAGCAATGGACTGCTACCCAGAAGAGGGCGGCAACACTGATGTTGTTTTTACAGTTCACTGGACTTGCTCTGGAACTGATGGAACCTACAGCAGTTCTATTTACTCCACTTGCGCTGTTCCATTGCAAACTGGCACATTCACCCCTTACGCCGATTTAACCCAGTCTCAGGTGCTTGGTTGGATTTGGGCTAACGGTGTTGACCAGACTGCTACTGAAGCGGCTGTTGCACAACAAATTCAGAACCAGATTAACCCGCCAGTGGTAACTCCTCCACTGCCTTGGGCGTCATAACGGGAAGCCACCACCCGACTTTGGTGGCAATTTAAAAAGGAAATAATCATGGGAAATGAAAAAAAGACCCCCCTGAATATTGATGGCGTTGAGTACAAGTTTGAAGACATGACTCAAGAACAGCAAATGATTGTTAATCATGTTGCTGACTTGGATCGTAAATTGGACTCTGCAAGATTCAATGTGGATCAATTGCAGGTAGGACGCAATGCTTTTTATGCAATGCTTAAAGCGGCATTAGAGCGCAAGCCTGAAGAGGCGGTCTCTGATGTAGAGGCGAAGTAAGAACAGAGGCCACCTTCGGGTGGCTTCTCCAAAGGGAAGATATGGCGGATATACATGAACTGGCTTCAGAAACGGACAAACGATTGAGTGTCCATGAGGCCATTTGCGCCCAGCGTTATGAGGGCATTCAGAGTCGCTTTGACGATGGTTCAAAGCGCATGACGAAGATTGAGTACCTGTTGTACGGCGTGATCGTGTGCGTGCTGTTTGGCCCCGGCGTGGCTGGGGAACTCATCAAAAAGGTTTTAGGACTGTAATGGTTGACCTTACCAAAGCCATCGGAGCCGTTGCCGCTAGTGTTGCCGCACTAGGTGGCAGTTACACGCTTGCCGATAAGTTTGGCTTTTTTGACCGAGCCATTATTGAGTGGTCTCCAGAGAATTTTAAAATTGTGGCAGATGCTGGCAAACCAATCACTGTCACGGTTGCAAGAATAAAGAAACGGGACGACTGTTCTGTTGAGAGTTTTACGCCAAGCATTCGTGATGCGGCAGGCATGGTGCATGAGGCAACCACCACCGCAAGCAAGTTTAGTGGCCCAGCAGGCCCAGAGATCGACACATTCACCTACGAACTCACGATGGTGAGGAAAGAGAAGATTGCCAGCGGCAAAGCGACTTTGCTGGCAACCATCAAATATAAATGTCCTGAAGGAGAGCGCGTTGTGCAATATCCCCGTCACGCAAATTTAAGTTTTGAATTGAAAGGGTGACCATGATTCCAATCGTTGCATCACTGCTTGGTACATTGGCTCAGAACGGTCTGGGCCTTTTGTCTTCTGCGATCCAAGCAAAGGGCAAAGAGGTCGTTGAGAAGACTCTTGGCGTCAAGATTTCTGACAACCCCTCTGACGCTGAAGTATCTAAACTTCGCCAACTCCAGTACGACCACGAGGAGCGTTTGCTTGAGTTGGGCATCGAGAAGGCCCGTATTGAGCAAGAAGAGTTGACCGCACTGCTTAAAGCGCAGGCAAACCAAGAAGACAATGTGTCCAAGCGTTGGCAGGCTGATATGGCCTCCGATTCGTGGCTGTCGAAGAATATCCGCCCCGGCACCCTGATCTACATCCTGACCGCCTATTTGCTGTTTGCTGGCCTAAGTGCCGCAGGCATTGAGGTGAACGAGGCATATGTTGCGTTGCTCGGCCAATGGGGTATGTTGGTGATGACCGCCTACTTTGGTGGCCGCACCGTCGAGAAGGTCATGGAAATGCGCAAAAAGGACAAAGAATGAGCCTGAGTGACGAACAAGCGGCATTCCTGCTGGATGCCTGCAAACTAATCGTATATGCCACTGGCCTTGGTTTTAAGGTCACTGGTGGTGAGTTGGCCCGCACACCTGAACAGCAAGCCCTCCATGTCAAGGCTGGTCGCTCCAAGACCATGAACTCCATCCACCTCAAGAGGTGCGCTATCGACTTGAACTTTTTCAAGGATGGGCAGATAATCTGGAACAAGGAAACCCTTGCTCCGCTGGGCGCGTATTGGGAGAATATGCACCCCAAAAACCGCTGGGGTGGTAATTTCAAATCGCTGGTAGATTGCCCGCATTTTGAGCGCAATGTCGGATAAGGAGAAAAAATGACGACCGCATCGGTAATGACATACGACTCCTTGGTCGAAAACATCCAGTCTTATCTGGAGCGTACCGACACCGCTACCCTTGAGAAAATCCCTCTTTTCATCATGTTGGCCGAGCAAATTATTGCCAGCCAGATCAAGTTTTTGGGTAACCTGACGGTCAGCACAAGCACGATGACGGCCACTCAGGCGGTCATTGACAAGCCTGCCCGTTGGCACAAAACCGTTTCTATGAATGTTGTGGTGGCTGGTAGCCGAACCCCCGTCCTGCTTCGCAAGTATGAGTACCTGCGCGAGTATTGGCCTGATGCCACAGAGACTGGCGTTCCAGCCTATTATGGTGATTACGACTACACACACTGGCTGGTGGTTCCTACGCCTGCCGCCGATTACACCTTTGAGGTGTTGTACTACGAGCGGATTCAACCGCTCGACTCTTCCAACCAAACGAACTGGTTCACCATTTACGCCCCGCAGGCATTGCTGTATGGCGCTCTTTTGCAGTCTATGCCGTTCCTCAAGAACGACGAGCGGATGCCCATGTGGCAGGCAAATTACGACCAGATCATGCAGACCCTCAAGCAAGAGGATGTCCAGCGCATTGGTGACCGTCAAGCCGCAGTATTGGATACCTGATCATGTCATATAACAGCCCCTTCACAGGTAATGTCATCCAGCCAACGGATGTCTCTTATCGCCGAATTACTCTGACCGCTGACTTACAGTTGGAGTGGCCTATCAACGGGACTTCGACTGATGATGCCGCCGCTCGAATCATGGAGGTGTCAACTGCATCTACTGCAAACGAGTTGTGGATGCCGCCAGCCAATCAGGCTTCTGTCGGCCAAGATGCGTTGATCCGAAATGTGGGCGCTGTTGCTTTGCTGGTCAAGGACTACACTGGCCTTAACACCATTGTGTCTATAGCCGCTGGCGAAGCCCAGTACATCTACATCACGGCCAATCCAACCACAGCGGGTACTTGGGGAATCATTGCTTACGGTATCGGCTCTTCTGGTGCTGATGCGGCCACTCTGGCTGGATACGGCTTGCTGGCGATTGGTCAGACGCTGAACCAGTCTCAACCTGTCACGACCTTCTCTAGCGATTACACGGCGCTGACAACAAACCGTTCTAACACCTAT